AGAAATGATTCAGTAAAAGGATTACTTCAAAGTGCAATTGCTTTATGCCCCAAAAGACCAGAAGGGTATTTCCTACTCTCTAGATTTTATGAACGAGTGCAAAATTGGTATGACTCATATTTAATTTCCTCTATAGGTATTGTTGTTTCCGATTTTGATTGCAAACCACTTCCATTGATTGTGGATTATCCTGGAAAGTATGGAATTCTGTTTGAGAAGGCAGTTTCTTCTTGGCATTGTGGATTATGTGATGAAAGTCGAGATCTTTTGATTGATTTAAAAGAGAATTATAATTTAAATCAAATTCATACTGAAGCAGTTGATAAGAATATAGCAACTATACATCCAAAGTATTATAATGGTCCAAGTTTTGTATCTGAAGTTTTAAAATCAAATGGATCTTTTACACAAATACAATTAGAATCTAAAAAAAATTCAATTTTTTTAAGTCCTTCAATTTTAATGAATTATGATAACAAAATACTTCTAAATCTTCGTGATTTTGATCAAATCAATAGAACTACTTGTAATCATTTGAGTGTTCTAAATTCTGATTTTCAAATTGAAGAAAAATCAATTGTAGATACTTCAAAATTAGATGTATTACCATTGTGTGAATTTAGTGGATTAGATGATGCAAGATTAGTTAAATGGAATGATAAGATATACCTTTGTGGAAATGATAGAGATACGAATAAAAATGATTCAGAATTTCAAGATCATGAGAAACAATATATTTCTGAATATGGAATACGTAGAATTCAATTATCAGAAGTTGAAATTATAAATGGGGAAATATGTGAAGTTTCTAGATATTGTATGCCACCTCCAGAAGGTGTTGTTAGTTATTGTGAAAAGAATTGGATGCCAATTCTTCATATGCCATATCACTTTGTAAGATGGACAAATCCAACAGAAATTGTAAAATATGATATTGAAAAAAATGTTACAACAGTTGTACATGAGAAATATCAAAATACTGAATTAAAAAATTTAAGAGGAAGTTCTCAAGTAATTTCTTGGAAAGATGGATATCTTGCAGTAGTTCATGAAACTCATTTCAAAGAAAATTCAGAAATTGCTTACAAATATGGACACAGATTTATATACTGGGATAAAGATTGGAATGTAATTAAAGTTTCCGACGAATTTGTGTTTTTTAATAATGGTGTAGAATACTGTGGGGGATTGATTTATCAAGATAATCAGTTTTTACTTTCAATTGCAATCAATGAGTGTGAAAATTTTATCATTAAATGTCCATCCTCAGTGATTGAAAATATGATGAGGTTTAATTTTAAAATCATAACTAAAACTCATAAAGAATTTTCCTCTTCAACTCACAGCAAATCAACCTCATGGATTGTGGATAACTTCTATGATACTCCGTATGCAGTAAGAGAATTTGCATTACAACAAGAATATGTTGAGGGTGGATTTGGTAGAGGTTTTATTGGTAGAAGAACTGAACAACAGTTTTTATTCCCAAGTCTTAAAAAAAGATTTGAAAGTATTATGAATAAGACTATTACTAAATGGGAAGACTATGGAATGAATGGTAGATTCCAAATTACTTGGTCCGGTGAACCTCTTGTGTATCATTGTGATAGTCAACAATGGGGTGGAATGTTATATCTCACACCAGATGCTCCATATCAATGTGGAACAACCTTGTATGCTCATAAGCAAACTAGAGCAAGAACTTATCATGAAGAAGGGTGGGATGCGGCATGGAAAGATATTCCAGGAGACTCTCATTTAGATGGAACTCCATTTGAACCAGTTGATGTTCTTGGTAATGTTTATAATCGTCTTGTAATTTTTGATGCAAGTTGTATTCATTCTGCTTCCGAATATTTTGGAACAGTTAAAGAAAACAGCAGGCTCTGGCAAATGTTCTTTTTTGATACTTGACAACCAATTCAAAATGTCCTATAATATGAAGGTCTTCAACACTCCTTGTATCTTTGGGAATGAAGATCCTTTCTGTGGTGGGAAAGGTAAAATGGTGGTATAATAAGAGGAGAAATTTCTCCTCTTTTTTCTTATATAAATTATTACAGATGTTAAACAATTATGAATTTTACAATTTATTCTAAACAAGATTGCCCATATTGTTATAAAGTCAAGCAAGTATTGGAGTTGACAGGAAGTAACTTTGTGGTGTATACTTTAGAGAAGGATTTTTCTAGAGAAGAATTCTATTCGGAATTTGGTGAAGGTTCTACTTTTCCTCAGGTTATTTGTGATGACCAAAAACTTGGTGGATGTACCGATACCGTCAAATACTTAAAAGAGAATCAAATTGTCTGATACACCTATAAATAACAATAACTACGATGGTATAAATCGTGGAGTAGAACTTATTCTTAGTGGAGGTAAAATAAGGCAACCAAAAGATTTTCATATTATTTTTGAGAAGTTACTTTGTTTTTTAAGACGAGAAGTAACTATCTATTTTGAATTCTCTTTAACTGTAAAGAAAAGAAAAACAATTCCTATAGGGAGAAAAGAAAATGTTAGCAGTTAGCTTAGTAGTAGGTTCTTTTTTAATCATATTGTTCTTTACATTAGGAATTGTAATTGGATGGGTTGCCCGAGAGTATATGATGAGTTATAGGGAAATTCCTAGAATTCACCCAGAAATGTTTGATAACCAGGGAAATTTGATTCCTGACGAAGTGCTAGCAATTCGTTTTGAGGAAGGTTACTTTGATTCAGACGAAGACGACGACGAAGACTAATTTTTTTTCAACTGATAATAATTATGACTACAACTACAACAAAAACCAAGACAACCACTACCAAAAGAGTTACTCCTGCAATTGATAATCTACCAAGTAATCCATTTGCCTTTGAAATTTTTGATTTGGTATCACGTCAAAAAACAAATGCTAAGAAGGTAGAACTTCTACAAAAGTACGATCATCCATCAATCAGATCCACTTTTATTTGGAACTTTGATGAGAGTGTCATTTCTGCTCTTCCAGAAGGTCCTGTACCTTATTCTGGTTATAAGGATCAGACAACTTTTAATGGATCAATGAGTGATAAATTTACCGAAGAAATTCGTAGGATGCACGAAGTTGGTTCGTTCTCTGTAGGTAATACTGCGAATGCGAATCAGGAGCACACCACAATTCGTAGAGAATTTAAACACTTTTATCATTTCATTAAAGGTGGTAATGACTCAATAAATGGTATTCGTAGAGAATCTATGTTCATTAATATTCTAGAAGGACTTCATCCACTAGAAGCAGAAATTCTAATTCTTGTAAAGGATAAGAAACTTGATACCAAATATAAGATTACAAAAGAAATTGTAAGTCAGGCATACCCATCTATTATTTGGGGCGGCCGTTCGTGAGTAAAACCGGCAGTGTCGCAGAGGAAAAAACAACTGTGGAATGGACGGCAGAAGAAAAGAAAGATATTCCCTCCCGTTATGGGTGTGAAATACTTTTAGAAAAAGCAACGATACAGCAATTAAAGGATCCATTATTTCCCACTGATGCTAATATCGTAACTTATATTGTTGAAGGTGAGACTTATACAGATCTCTGCCGTGGAAGTAAAGTAAAAATCTTTGACTTATATTTTGATAAGTTTGGTCAAGGAGTAGTTCAGGATATTGCCTGGGGATATGGTAAGGTAAGTCCCCTAATCTGGGGATATAAAGTACCAGAAAAGAAAAAGCGAAAGTGATTTCCAAAATAACCGGGAAAAATTCCCCCAAAATTTTTTGATCTGTAGAGTCGCTCTTGACGAGTGGCTCTTTTTTGTGTAAAATGATATGAGACAACTATATGCAATGAACAAAGACAAACTAAAACTAATTGTCCGTAATTTGGAACTTCTTGTGGATTCCCTGAAAACAGAATTATATTCTGATGTTCCGACATACCAATTTGATGATATTCAACCAAAAGATTTAGATTACGATGAAATTTTTGAGGACTCTGAATGAAAAACAAAAAAGCAATCCAATTAATCAAGGAAGCACTGAAGCAAGACTATTTGTATTCCAGTGATGAACTTCAATTTATGAAAGTTCAACTTTCTATGCTAGAATTGGAAAAGAGCACATTAAAAGAATACAGGGGATTTGGAAAGAAATGAAACCTATTAGAGCAAAAGATCTTCTTGAATTGGACCAAAATATGAAAGTCGTGATGCTTCGGCAGACACAACTTCCACAAACTTTGGTGTGGCAAGGTGGTAAGAATGATTACTCGGAGGAACCTATTCATACTGTGATACCACCTGGAGAAACGGAATGTGGTAAATGGGTTATTGAGCAACTACTTGCAAATGAGCGTGGGCACTGGGGTCCATTGGAGCACCCTGCGATCACTTTTGATTGTGTTGGATTCGTTCACAATGTAATGGTTCAGGCACGAACTCATCGTGTTGGTGTATCTTTTGATGTTCAATCTCAACGTTATACTGGTCGTCGTGTATTAAAGGTTGCCAAAGGTGAACTTACTCCTCAAGAGGTTTATTATGTGCGTCCAGAAGGTCTCTACCTTGACCGCAAAGGGCACAAGTATGAATGGAAGCAGGAAGATTATGAAAGGCAGTTAAAGTTCTGTCTGGCGGCATCTGAGAGGTATGCTGAGGGTTATAATACTCGTGGTATGGCTGAAGAGCATCTTCGAGATTATCTTCCGCAGAATATCCGTCAAAACTTTGTGGTTACATTTTCACTTCGTGCTGCTCTACACTTTCTTGATCTTCGTGCTAAATTGGATGCACAGGTAGAAATTCAGGCACTCTGTGAAGGTATGGTTCCTGTAATCAAACAATGGATTCCTGAGATCTTTAGTTATTATGAAGAGAAGAGACTTCATAAGGCACGGTTGAGTCCATAAATATTTTTGTAAATTATTATAAACAATGGCAATTTATCCGATTATTCATAAAGAAACTGGTGAGACGAAAGTGATTGAAATGAGTGTTCATGATATTACTCAATGGTATCAGGACAATCCCCAGTGGTCCAGAGATTGGTCTCAAGGTTGCGCCCAACCTGGAGAAGTTGGTGAGTGGAAAGACAAACTTGTTTCAAAAAATCCTGGATGGAACGATGTCCTTGGAGTTGCAGCAAAAATGCCCGGTTCAAGAGTAAAGAAAATCTAACCTACCTAATATGGCAAGAAGAAAAAGGACGAATGAGCAACAAACTGGTGTTGATCTTACAGCACGACAGACAAAGAAAAAGAAAGCACTTGGGAATGAGTATCTATTAGATATTGAACCACTCACAGACAATCAAAGAAAACTTTTTGATGCATATGCCGAAGGCAAGCATCTTGTCGCATATGGTTGTGCAGGAACTGGTAAGACTTTCATCACTCTTTATAATGCTCTCCGTGAAGTTCTTGATGAAAAAACTCCTTATGAGAAAATCTATCTGGTTCGTTCTTTGGTTGCTACAAGGGAGATTGGTTTCCTCCCTGGTTCCTATGAGGATAAGTCAGACATCTACCAGATTCCTTATAAGAATATGGTGAAGTATATGTTCCAGATGCCTTCTGATGCTGAGTTTGAGATGCTTTATGGTAATCTTAAATCACAGGAGACTATTAAGTTCTGGAGCACTTCATTCTTAAGAGGAACCACACTTGATAATTCAATTGTGATTGTAGATGAATTCCAAAACTGTACGGCACACGAGCTGGATTCAATCATTACTCGTGTTGGTGAGAACTCTAAGATTATGTTTTGTGGAGATGCTTCTCAGTCTGATTTGCAGAAGACTAATGAACGTAATGGAATTGTTGATTTTATGAATGTCTTGCGTAAAATGCCATCTATTGATATAATAGAATTTGGTGTCGATGATATTGTTCGTTCTGGACTTGTCAAAGAATACATCCTTGCGAAAATAGAAGTAGGTCTTTAATGTTCAATCATGTTGATGTGACTCTCCCGAAACTTGATCGGGAGACTATAGATGGTGTTCGTTATTATAAAGTTCCTGGCGAAGATGAAGAATTTCTCAAATTAGTTTCAATTACTTCTATTACAAGTCATTTCAACAAGGAAATCTTTGTGAAGTGGCGCAAGAGGGTTGGAGATGTAGAAGCAGACCGTATCACAAAACTTGCAACAAGTCGTGGTACGGATACTCATACTCTTACTGAGTATTTTCTGAAAAATCAAGATCTTCCTACAGATATTCTTCCAATCTCAGAGTTTCTGTTTAATATTTCTAAGATTTCTCTTAAAAATATTGATAATATTCACTCCCTTGAAGGGTCCCTATATAGTAAGCAATTAGGTATTGCAGGAACCGTTGATTGTATTGCAGAATACAACGGCGAATTAGCAATTATCGACTTTAAAACTTCTAAGAAACCCAAACCACGCGAGTGGATTGATCATTATTTTGTTCAGTGCTGTGCTTATGCAGCAATGTACTACGAACTGACTGAGATACCAGTCAAAAAATTTGTTATCATTATGTCTTGTGAAAATGGAGAATGTGTTGTTTATGAAGAATACGACAAAGCAAAGTACCTTAAATTACTCGTCCAATATATTAGAAAATTTGTTGGAGATAAACTTGAGCAGTATGGAACCTAACAAGGAATTAGAACAGGCAATAGAGGATAAGTTTCTAACTCCTTCTAAATTTGCACTGGAAGTAGAAAAGATTGTTGCAGAAGAAAAATGTAACTACATTGATGCTATTTGCCATTATTGTGAGATCAATAAGATTGAGGTAGATTCAATTACGAAATTGGTATCAAAACCCCTCAAAGAACGATTGAAGTATGATGCTATCAATTTAAACTTTATGAAAAAAACTTCGAAGGCAAAGCTTCCACTATGAGTCCATTTGAGACCTATCAACATTATCTTTCACTCAAAAGTCATTTTACAAATCCAAAATACGATTTCTTTAAATACGGTGGGAAGTCACGGGCAACTATGACTTCCTTCAATAAACGTAAGGATAAGTATTTTTTTGAGAAATCTTCAAGAAAATATTCTGATAAAGAAATCGTAGATTTTCTTGTATCAAACTTTGTTGCCACAGACAACCCACAGAACATATGGATTGGTCAAATTATAAATTTTGGAGAAGAAACATACCGAGAGTGGATGAAACGACAGCAGAGTTTGACCTACTTGTTCAAAGAACAATCGGAAGTATTACTCTCGGAAATCAAATTAGAAGATGCCTTCAACTGTTCGAAAGGTCATCCACCAGTTCTAAAAAAATTCCTGGGTGGGAAGATTTCACCTGAAGTCTTAGTAATTTACGATATACTATTTCAGTTCGGGAATGTCTTTGATAAGAAACTTTTAGACCCTGTATGGGAAACCGTAAGTTTGAAAATTCGGAAATACAAACCCTTTCTAAATATCAACGTGTTCCAATATAAACAACTTTTACGGGAAATAGTTAATGAGTAAATTCTTTGATTCTGAATTGATTCAGGAAGAACTTGAAGAAATCAATGAACTTCAAAGGTTCATTTATGGAAGCATCCTTACTTTCGGTTCAATGTCTCGTGAAGATAAACTAGAACACATTGAAAAAATGATTTTGTTGCTAGAAAAGCAACGAATTATGTACACAAGACTTTCTCTTTCTCATGACCCACAAGCGATTGAGATGAAAGAGAATTTGAAAAAATCTGTGGCTATTATGGGATTTCCTCCCGACACAGATATTAATTTACTTTTTAATAGTATGAATAAAACTATTGAGTCTCTGAAACAATTTATTGACAGATGAGATTATTTTTGTTATAATATCCAAGTAAATCCAAAACATCCAATTAATCCAAAAATCCAAATGAGCTTTTCTGATCTTAAGAAACAATCCAAACTTGGTTCCCTGACTGCTAAACTGGTCAAGGAAGTCGAAAAAATGAATAATAACGCATCATCTACTGATGATCGCCTTTGGAAACTCGAATGTGATAAAAGTGGCAACGGTTATGCCGTCATTCGTTTCCTCCCTGCTCCTGATGGGGAAGATCTTCCTTTTGCTAAACTTTACTCTCATGCCTTCCAAGGACCTGGTGGTTGGTATATTGAAAACAACCTCAGCACAATTGGACAGAAAGATCCAGTTGGTGAACTGAACTCCGAACTCTGGAACAACGGTACTGATGCTGGTAAAGAACTTGCACGTAAACAGAAACGTAAACTGACTTATATCAGCAATATCTATGTGGTCAAGGATCCTACCAATCCTGATAATGAGGGCAAAGTTTTCCTTTATAAGTTCGGTAAGAAAATCTTTGATAAGATTACTTCTGCTATGCAACCAGAGTTTCAGGATGAGACTCCTATCGATCCTTTTGACTTCTGGCAGGGTGCTAACTTCAAACTGAAGGCAAAGAATGTTGCCGGTTATCGTAACTATGACTCCAGTGAATTTGCCCCACAAGGTGCTCTTCTGGACGATGATGATGCGATGGAAGCAATCTGGAAGAAACAGTATTCTCTTGCCGAACTTATTGCTCCAGATCAGTTCAAGACTTATGATGAACTGAAGAAGCGTCTTGATTATGTTCTTGGTAACAAAGGAACTCGTCGTCAAGACCCCGAAGTTGCCGATGAGGAAGAGACTTCTCGTGGTCCAGTTCGTGAACTTGATGAAGATCTTCGCACCGAACTGAGTAACCTAAGTTCTTCTAAGTCTTCTTCTTCTTATGATGAAGAGGATGATGACACGATGTCATATTTCGCAAAATTGGCGGAATAATTATAATGGGGGGAGGGAAACCTCCCCTTTTTTATGGCATCGTGACTCTAGTGTTCTCGGTACGAATGAGCTTCTTATCAACATACTGAGAAGACTTTTCATAATGCATAATAGTTCTCATATCATTTAAGTATTGCTGTAGATAATCTGTTCTTAGCAAGTATATTGACCTTTTCTCTTCGTTCTTTATAGTTTCATATTCATAATTTCCAATACCCACAACAGGATTTAATGTTGCAGTATAATCAGTCGGATTTGGAATAGTGAAATTGGAATCGACAACCTTACCAGCAGGAAGTATCAGTCTTCCATTCGAATCTTTAACTTCTGTAGTCTCATAATGATGAACGGCATTTAACCGAGTACCATAAATGTTTTCGGCATACCTATAAAGATCTCTATTAGAAAGAGGCCATTCGTCTCTTACATTCACAATACCGGCAGTCATAAGAACCACCCAATCATAATCTGCTCTACCATAAACTGCTTCTGCAACAATGTCTGGTCTCGCACCTTCTGGAATTTGATACTTATTGAATAGTGTGAAAACATTATTTAAGTCATCACGAAGTTTCACACGACGAAATAAATTCTTTGCTCTTACATAATTCTGTGAGGAATTACTATCAGCAAAAGGTGATTGATATTCTAGGTCTGGTAGTTCTCTGAAATAAGACATTTTAGTAACCTACTGCTTGTTTACCAACATTACTATTATAATCTTCATTGTAAATTGGATTCAGTTCAGTAAAACTCAGAGTTAATTTCATATGAACCGGCGTTTTATCTGTATAAGTTGCATATGAACCAGAACCCGTGTAATTCATACTCATATTTGTAAGAGCACAAGGTTTAAACTTGTTTAGATATGGATGGTCACGACTTCCAGTTTTATATTTTAGTAGAAAGATATTTGGAGCATCAATGAATAGTCCGGCACCTGATGTATTACTACCAGTTTTTGGTGCCATTGATTGTTTAAATATTCTTATAATTTGCTTAACAACATTTGATTCTTCCGAATTTCTTGGAGCAAAATCAAACTCAAAGGGAAAGGATCTTAAATTAACACCACTGAATAGTAGTTCTAGGTTTGGATTTAGAACATTTCCACTAGCTCTTGATAAAAGTCCTTCAGGTGTTGTGTTAGCACCTAATGAGTTTACTAATCGTGATTGAAAATACTTTGAAATTAAATCCTGTCCACCACCTTTTGTTAAGACTTCTTTTCCAGTGTTAATAGTATTACTATATGCATTAGATATATCTTTAAGAAGATTACCGCTAGCAAGACTCTTTCCTATTTGTTCCGCACCAAAAGCGGCAAGAGGATTAAAACTATCATCACCCCAATTGACCTGATTTGTATCTCCAATATTTGCCGGAATTGGTAGTTGTATTGTTTGTCTTGCTTTCTGCTTGGAATTTTTTTCCGTTCCTGTCTTTAATTTAAGATTATTTTCTCCAGTTTCAAGTCCAGGTGGAACATATTCAATAACTCCTATTTCCAAGTAGTCATCATCCCTACCAATACTCTTCTGTGGGTATCTAAGCGGTGCAGTTTGGGAAGCAGCAGCAGCATTCTTAAATCCCTGTATACTGGTTGCCTGAACTTCTGGTGAGAAATTTGGTGGAAAAGAAACTGCCATTATAGATTTTTTAATTATTTAGACGAATATTGCCAAAAGGTATCTCTCTTAGGTCGGCAAGTTCTTCTGCATAAACTTCATATAATGGACCCGGTATTTCATCCCAAGTATATTGTCTCATTTTTTCCCAGTGAAAGTTAATACCTCTAAATCCCCACTGGAAAATATTAGTTACTGCGACTAATGGATTTTGATCGTACTGTACATTGGGTGTCTTTGGATTATAAACAAAGACATAATACTTACCAACACTAGGCATCTTTCCACTTTCTTTTATAGCATTCAATATTTCAGTCATTAAATCATCGGGGTCTTCTGTTCCAATTAGATTATCCAAAACACTACGAATGCGATTACTCTTATCACTTGTAGGATTTGGATCTTTTCTTTGTTTGAGAGTCTTTCTGGGCATTATTTGATACCTAAGTCGTCTTCCGTGAAAATCTTAAACTCATATCCTTTATCAGCACACCATTCTTCTGCTGCCTTCCACTTTGCCTGATTCTTAACATATTCATAAACCTCATAGATATATCCCTTTGTCTTTCTCTTTTGTGGTATAGGTTCTATTGTTTGTTTTTTTGGTTTGATTTCAATTATATATTTTTTAATCTGCCCATTACTTTCTTTGACTTTGATATAAAAATCTGGAAAGTATCTATGAATCTTATTGTCTATCGGAGACCTGTAAGGAACTGCAATTTCTTCCGAGAACCATTCTAAAATATTCTCATTCGTATCACAATATACCATAAATTTGCGTTCCCACAAAGACCTATACACAATGTTTTGGGAATTTCCTTTATACTTTTGTGGGAATGCTGGTTGATATTTTCCCTTGTAAGACATCTAAATAAGTATACTAAGACTTATAAAAGGTATTTAGAGTGGTCAGACCTCGTAGAATATCAGATTTTAAACCACTATTCACCAATCTTGCTCAGTCTTCGCACTTCCAAGTTATATTTGGTGGTTTGCCAGGTCAACTTTTAGCATATCTTTATACTAGAGGTGTTGATCTAAGATTCATTGCCGAAGATGCCGGATTACTCTGCCATTCTGCATCACTACCAGGAACAACCTTTGCAACTGCAGATATCAATAATAATTTTACCGGAGTAAATGAAAGAATTGCTCATCGTAGAATTTTTACGGAAATTGGTTTAGAATTTTATGTCGATAAGGATTATAAAACTTTAAAGTTTATAGAGCACTGGATGGAATTTATTTCTGGTGGATCTAATGCAGATCCATACAGAGATGGATATCATTTTAGAATGCAATATCCAGAAACATACAAATGTAATACAACCAAAATCATTAAATTTGATAGGGATTATAACAGAGAAATTGAATATAATTTCTTTGGACTTTTTCCACTTTCTTTAAATTCTACACCCGTAAGTTACAATGGTTCTGATGTGTTACGAATCAGTGCCACATTTAATTATGAGAGATATATTTGTGGTAAGGTATTAAGTTGGGATGTTGCGAGAAATGTTGATGGTAATAAAATTTTTAGTGCTGTTAATGTTGTTAATACTGCCAGTCAATTAACTAGACTTGCAACCGGTAGAGATGAACTATTGTGGAGAAACTCAAATCTTGGAACTGGTAGATTAGATGATCCGGGAAGACCAAGAGGTATTGGGGATATTGCATATGATCGTTCTCGTAGAGTCGTCTAAATAATTTTAACTGAACTTTATAGGTTATTATGCCTTTACCAAAGATTGCGACTCCAATTTATGAGTTGGAAATTCCATCATTAAAAAAGAAAATTAGATATAGACCTTTCCTAGTTAAAGAAGAAAAAATTCTAATCATTGCACTAGAAAGTGAGGATTCAAAACAGATTGCGAATGCGGTTAAGAATGTTATTTCAAACTGTATTTTAAGCAAAGGTATTAAAGTAGAAGATCTCGCAACATTTGATATTGAGTATTTGTTCCTCAATATTAGAGGTAAGTCGGTTGGTGAAACTGTAGATGTTTTGATTACCTGCCCTGATGATGGTGAGACTCAAGTTCCAACCAGTATCAATCTAGATGAAATTGATGTTGAATCGAATCCGGAACATTCGCGTGATATCAAGTTAGATGAAACTTTAACCTTGAGAATGAGATATCCATCAATGATGGAGTTTATTAAGAACAATTTTGATTCTAGTGAGAGTGTGAGTGTTGATGATACATTCGACTTGATTGTTTCTTGTATTGATCAAATTTATTCCGAAGAAGAGTCTTGGATTGCAAGTGATTCTACAAAGAAAGAATTATTGGAATTCGTTGAGCAGTTAAGTTCCAAGCAATTCAAAGAAGTTGAAAAGTTCTTTGATACGATGCCCAAACTTTCTCATACAATTAAGATTAAAAATCCTAATACTAAAGTTGAGAGTGAGGTAGTTCTGGAGGGATTATCTGCTTTTTTCGCGTAAGTATGGCGCACACTGACCTTGCGTCATACTACAAGACAAATTTTGCTATGATGCAGCATCATAAATACTCTTTGACTGAACTTGAAGATATGCTTCCTTGGGAGCGCGAGATTTATGTAACCTTACTACAAAATTATATTGAAGAAGAAAATCTAAAGAACCAAGCAAATGGCTGATCTCGCACAAGTAGCACAAAGTGGAGTAGATCCTGCATCAGGATCATATTTGTCTGCGGAAAAAAGAAAGGCAATATTTGCAAGAACTCGGGTATCATCGAATGTATTTGGTCGTGGTGGAGCACTGGTTCCTATTAATAAGCAATCAGATTCTGGGGCATTAGTTACAACAGCAATACAGAATCAGACTCAGAACATATCTTCACTGCAAGGGCAAATTAATTCTTTAAGATCCGAAGTTAATGATTTTCGTACTGCTTTAAGTAGAATTACAGATTTAATTGCTTATGATAGTGTTCTAGAGAAGAATAGTATAAAGCAAGAGCAAGAGGAGCAAAGAAGAGCAACCGAACAAGGATTGAGAATAGGCAGAGAAAGTTTAGTAGAAAGAAAAATACAAAATGCATTAATTGCTCCTGCTCAGGCAATTGCACAAAGAACACAATCTATTTTAGATAAAGTAAAACAATTCTTTACAACATTATTCATTGGATGGTTAACAAATCAAGGAATAGAAACTCTTAGAGCGTTATCAGAAGGCAATGGTAAAAAATTAGAAGAAATCAAAGATAATGTTCTAAAGGGTCTTGGAATTGCTGCCGGAACATTATTCTTATTGAATGGTGGATTTTTTGCAATTGCCTCGACCATTACCAGATTATCTCTTAAAATTGGTGGATGGTTAATTAAAAACACTGTTGGTAGATTTTTTGGAGCACTTGCAAATTTATTGAAGTCTGGTGGAAACGCACTAGTTTCTGGGGCGCAGGCTGGAATAAGAGCACTAGCAGGTGGTTCTATGGATGATGTTGCTAAGGCAGCAGCAAGAGGTGGTGGTGGATTATTAAAAAATACCGGAAACTTGCTAAAGGGTGCTGCAAGTTTTGGATCAAAACTTTTTGCACCAATTAATATTGGAATATCTGCATATAGATATTCTCAGGGTGATATGGTTGGAGGAACTTTATCTGCTGCTTCTGCATTGCCGCTAGTTGGATTGCCTGCTGTTGCATTGGATATTGGCAGAGAATTTGGTGCTTTTGAGGGAACTTTTCTTGGAAAGAATGAGAATACGCAACAACCAAAGGCGCAACAAGCAAAAACAAAACCAAAAGTAGATAAATCAAAGCAATTAGATGCTTCCAAACCAGCAGAATTTGGTAATATTGATGTTCCAGCAGAGGTTTCACCACAGGCACAGACTACAAGAATACCATCTGCCGCATTTAATCTTGGACCAGCACCTGAAGCAAAACCAAATGTAGTGTATAAGAGAACAGGTTCTTCTGCTCAACAACGATCTGGTGCTGCTCCTACAGGTGGCTCCGTAAATGAGGTTCCGGCAATATCAGCATCAAATCCGGATAACTTCTATGTTCTTTATTCCCAAGTCAATTATAATGTGGTAACATAAGATGGCACCAGTTATAACTCCAATAAAAAGTTTTACTAATATTAATACAGCAATGAGATCTTTGAGATCTGGATTGGGTGGAATAAAAACGAAGACTGTAAAACTTAATAATATTCTATTAAAAAAGACAAAAGTAAAGAGAGAATCAATAGCAGGAAATTATATTCTTTCTCAAAGAAGGCAAGAATCTGAAAGAAGAAAAAATAGAGAAGATATAATAGAAGCATCAAGTATTGGTGGAGTATTTAAGAGGCAGGCAAAGGCAATTGCTTCAAGTACTAAAGGATTCTTGGGGAGAATTATGGACTTCCTAGGTACTTTATTGGTTGGGTGGTTGATGTATAATCTACCATCAATTATTACGATGGCACAGGAATTAATTGCTAGAATACAAAGACTTTATACTATTGTAACTGGATTTTTTAATAATACTGTTAAAATTTTTAGGGGATTTGGAAATGTTCTAGGTGCAATTGGTAAAAATATTCTAACCTTTGATTTTACTGATAGTAATAAAAGAGTTGAGAATGCGATGAAAGATTTGAATACTAATTTTGATGATATGCAGAGTCAGTTTGATGAAGGATTTAGATTACTCACGACATCTCTGGGTGAAGGAGTTGCTAGTGGTGTGGATGCTAAACCTACTGGGACAAAATATGAAAATGAGAGTATGCAACCTGGTACTTCTAGTAGTGAGGGTGGTGGTGCCAGATCTGGTGCTTACGATATAGCATCTAAACTAGGAGCAAATAAAGAACAATGGGACATTTATAGAAATACTCTTGCTAAAATAGAATCTGGTGGAAAATATGATGTTCCTGGAGGTAGTGGAAAATATTATGATGGAAGATATCAAATGGGTGGACCAGCAAAAGAAGATGCTGCTAGAATATTGGGCATACCATATCCAGGACATTCTAATAATCCAAATGATCCCAGAAGAGTAGCATTTAGAAAAAATCCAGAATTGCAAGAAAGAATGTTTGCGGCATATACACTTGCCAATCACGGTTATTTGTCTAGTAATCAGACATATCAATCAAAACAGACAACCGAACAAAAATTGCAGATTCTTGGATATGCACATAATCAAGGTGCCGGAGGTGCCGCGAAATGGTTGAGCACAGGTAGAGTTGGTAAAGATGGATTTGGAACTTCTGGGACCGCATATAGTGATGCACTTGCTAGAAATTTTAAGAATAATGCGAATCCTTATCCAAATCAACAAGTACAAAGTCCTGCACAAATAACGCCAGGAGTTTCAACTACTGTAAGAGATGAACTTGATGTTACAAGAAATAAAAGTTCTTTAGGTGGGTTAACTCCAGGTGAAGGATTTGGTGCATATAGGAGTTCTGGGAGAAGTCACGCAGGTATTGATATTGGAACTTATGGTAAAAGGGGGTTTTATGTTTCATTTAAGCAATCTGGAACTGTTACTTACGCACAAAATAATGGAGGAGGATATGGAAATCTAGTTATTATTAAAGTTGGAAATATTGAGTTCTATTTTGCTCACTTAGCCAAAATAATGGTAAAGAATGGGCAGCCATATAATGGACAAATAATCGGTGAGATTGGAAATACTGGTGGGAGGAACTATGATATTCACTTGCACTTTGAGGCAAGACCTGGAGGAAAAGCAGTTGATCCAAGACCATATCTGGGACTTCTTTCAATTGGGAGACAATTGGCAGGAGTATCTGGGAAACCAACTACAATTTCTCCACTAGCACAAATAGCATCACCGACTACCACAACACCTCAACAATTATCACAACAAAGAAATGGTCCCACTATTGTTGTGATAGAAGAAGACCCACCAGCACAACAACAAGTCTCTGCCGGAGGTGGTGGCGGAGGAATGATTCCTATTATAATTAATCCGTTAAATAGTTTCATCACAAAGAAACTCTTACTAGATCTAGCATACACATAATGTCAGTAAAAAAGTCAATTTACGAAGAACTTATACTTGAATCTAACGACCAGAAAAGGACCGTTGATATTAGAACTGGTACAGTTTCTATTGATTATTATGAGGATATCTTCTCACCCACAATCACCGCAAAGATTCAGGTAGGAAACACTGGAGATTCTATTCAGGCACAGGATAATGAAGGAAATGCAACAGGATCATTTCAGTCAATTTATAATGGTCTTCCTTTAAGAGGTGGTGAAAGAGTTTCCTTAAAGATTGCCGGTAATTCTGCCACAAATCCCGGATTGGACTTTGCAACCGATGAAAAGGATTATCTTTATGTTTCAAGTATCAGTAATATTATTTCAGAATCACAAAGAGAATTCTTTGAACTAAATCTAGTTTCAAGAGAAGCAATCACAAATGAAACTGTAAGAGTTCCAAAGAAATTTCCAACCAGTCAATCAATTAGTGACTCTGTAGAAAGTATCATCAAGGAATACTTAAAGACTGATAAGATTGATGAAATTGATAAGACACAGAATAAGTATGGATTCATTGGAAATCTAAGAAAACCATTTACTGTTTTGGTATGGTTAGCATCCAAAGGAGTTCCAGAATCATCAAAGAAAGATGCTACGGCAGGTTATGTATTTTTCCAAACACAAGATGGATTCAGTTTTAGGTCAATTGATAATTTAATTTCACAACCATCAAAAGCAACTTACATCTATAGTGATGTAAACCAGACTGGATATGAAAGAGATAATGATTTAAATATTCTTCAATATACAACAAACAGAAACCAAAATTTAATTGAGAAACTTAGACTAGGAACTTATTCTAGTTATAGGATGTTTTATAATCCATTAACATTTGAATTTACTCCACCAGAAAAGGGAACTTTTAAAATAAGTGATTATATAGGTGGTGTGAATAATCTTGGACAAGAACTTCAATTACCAAAAATATCAAGTAGTTCCAATGTAAGTCTTGGTGACTCTCCTTCAAGAATTTTAACTCAGTGTTTGGATATTGGTACGATGGAGAAGGATGTTTCTACAGAAGGAAACTCCGATCCATTTAAGTATCAGTCTCAGGCAATTATGAGATACAACATACTCTTTACTCAAACTATGAGTATGACTGTACCATCAAATACCAACCTAAGAGCAGGTGATATTATTACTTGCAAGTTTCCTAAGATCTCCAGAGAAGATGGGGCAACATATGATGATGAGCAAAGTGGTCTATATATGATAAAGGAATTGTGCCATCACTTTGATACGGAAGGTTCATATACTTCAATGACTTTAATTAGGGATACATTTGGAAGTTATGGAACGAATACTGGGAGCAAATAAATGGAAGAATCTTTACTCAAAAGCAATTTTCTAGGAAGAGACGGTTTTCGTTGGTGGATTGGGCAGATTCCTCAAGCGTCTGCTCAAGGTGGGCAGATAAATGGGGCAGGATGGGGAAATAGATTCAAAGTTCGTATTATGGGGTATCATCCTTATAATATAATAGAACTTCCAGATGAAGATTTACCTTGGGCTCAATGTCTACTTCCAACAACTTCGGGTACTGGAGCAGGAAATAATGCAACTACAGTAAAAGTATCTCCCGGTGATACCGTATTTGGATTCTTTTTGGACGGTGATAATGCTCAGATCCCAGTTATTATGGGATGTTTTGGTAGAACTTCTCAAGTTCCTAGTGCAGATTGGGCTGGTCCATTTCAAGCATTTACTGGATATACTGATAAAGTTAAAAAACCTAATGGTACACTTAAACCCGACCAATCTAATGAATCAAATGCGGAGGCTCAAAAATCACCAAGAAGTGTATCCCCTCAGGTGGCAGAGGCACTTGATGATGATGAAATCTCCATTTTCAGTGCAATCGATGATAAAATTCAACTTGCAAATACTGTAAACAATACTCTTGTCGGTAAAATATCCACAGAAGTTGAAAATCTAATCAATAAAATTAAGGCACCTAAAATTTTTACAAATATTAAAAATGAAATTAATCGAGTAACTGCAAAAATTCAGGCAATCACTAATGGTCTTGTCGGAAATATGGTGAATAGTTTGTTTAAGGGTATGATACCAATTCTAAAAGGTGGACTTGATTTACTTTATAAGTCAGTTTATAATTTAGTTTTTGCCGCAACTTTAAATCCTGCTGCCGCACATCTTGCTGGTGTTGCGGCACAAACTGCAATGGTTGCTCCGATGAAAATATTACAACAAGCAATTCCTTGTGTTTCAGGTGCTATTATAGATGGACTTGGTAGTGTTGTTAATGGTCTTCTCAATTCTGTTGTTGATAATGTCCAAAATTTTGTGACTTGTGCTGCCAATCAATTTGTAGGAGCACTAGTTAATGATGTTATTGGTAAAATAACCAGTGGATTAAGTTCGGCACTTGGTGGAATTGGCGCAATTCTGAAACTTATCCCATCATTTAGTGTTGATGGATTTTTGCGTGGAAGTAGTGATGCAATTAAAGGTCTTGTTGGATTATTCGATTGTAATCAGAGCAAAGAAAAGTCTAATGGGATTGTTGAGCAATGGGCAATTGGTCGTGGTCCAGCAAATGTTCCTGCCCCTAGTTTTGATAAGATTTTAGAGGATGCAAATATTACCAATACCATATCAACTGCTAGTGGAGTTGCTGGTATTTTTAGTCCCGCAAATAATATTCCAAATCAAATTGGTGGTTGTTATACTGGACCACCAATTACGTGTGGTCCACCAGTAATTAATATTTTCGGCGGAGGTGGAATAGGAGCCATAGCAATTCCATTATTCGGTGCAATTAATGGAACAACTGCAAGTATCATTGGTGCAAAGATAACTAATGGTGGGTCTGGGTACAAATTCCCACCATTTGTGGAAATTATGGATGATTGTCGTAAAGGATATGGGGCTGTAGCAAGAGCAACTATCAATGATGCTGGAGAAGTTGATTCCGTATATATTGTTTCGGAAGGTGAGAATTATGTATTTGAAGTTATTGAAAATTATGTTGTTGATAATATTCTGATTCAGAATCCGGGACAAAATTATAGCGATGGGGATATTGCAATAGATCAATTTGGTAATGAATACTCTATTGAAATATTTGAAGGTTCTATTACCAAAATTCAACCAATAAATACTACTGATATAAGTGATCTTCCAGTAATTACTATCAAATCTGATACTGGTTCTGGTGCAATATTAAGACCTCTACTGGATGTAAGACCAGAATTCCGGGGTGAAGTAAAACAAGTAATCGATTGCGTAACATAAAATGGCGGAAAGACCTTTTGATAAACAAAACTGGCAAGGTAGGAGTCTAACCAGTTTTGGTCCAAAGTTTAGAATAGATATGAACAACCCTCAAATGGGTTGTAATGGTACTGATGTCTACAATCTTTATGCCGTAACTAATAATAATGATGTCTGTCTTACTGGATTGACTGAAGGTGGTAACTATCGAATTTATAATGACCATTCAATAGAAATTATCGCGGGACAAAAAAGTGAATCAAATGGTGTAGATATTATAATAAGTGGTAGAAATGGTGATGTTTGCATTACTGCAGAAAAGAACGGAAGAGTTAGAATTCGTGCTCAAAACATTATGATTGATGCGGATGAAGATGTGGATATTAAAGCAGGAAGAAATATTACATTAGATTCTGGTTCTGGTAGACTTCTTATTAAGGCAAATAAAGCAGATTGTGATGCACTTGATGGTAATTTAACACCAGAGAATACTAGTTGGGGTGAGCAAGTTTTTACTGGTTCTTTTGTTGGTGCTGATGTTATAAAAACCGCATTTAGTAGTACTGTAACTTCAATTATAGGATTGTAAAATGGCAGATTATGTAATAGGTTCACCCGCATTTTTTAATGAAGACGCCAAATTCTTTAAGGATGTTTACGTTTATGGGACACTTTATTATGAATTTGATGCAAAGAGTAAGGAAACATTTGGTGATATTGATGTAAATGGGGCAGCAAATTTCTTTGGACCTGCTAATTTTTATGGTGATGTTAATCTTGATCGTTTACAAGTTGGTATCATAACAGTTACAAAAAGAATAGATGTTGGCATTGGTGGAACAATACTTACAACATCTACCGGAAATGTTGGAATTGGAAGTACAATTCCCCAACAAAAATTAGATGTTGGTGGAAGTGTTAAAATTGATTATAATATCTATGACTCCCTGAATAGTCCCGGAAATATTGGTGGATTTTTAACAAAAGATGCTCAGGGCATTAAATGGACTGATTTTGAACCAGCATTTACTGAAGGAATTTTTGTTTATAATGATGAGGTATTGGTTGGTGTTCAGTCTTTCCGTGGATTAAATTTAAAGACTGGAAGAAGTTTGGGAATTACTACAGATCCTATACAAGCATTTTCAAATCCAACAAATGCAAATATTGCAGACGTTTATATCTACGATTATTGGGATTTTAATTCTGCCGGAAACATTTATAGAAATTCAAATGTAGGTATAGGTAGCACGATTCCATCGGTTGCTTTAGATGTAACTGGATCCACTAATATATCACAAATTCTTGATGTAGATGGTGCTACTACTCTAAATTCAACTCTTGATGTAGATGGTGCTACTACTCTAAATTCAACTCTTGATGTAGATGGTG